GATTACATGTTTAAGCGCATCAACATGCCAGCTAAAGACTATGATTTAAAAGACTTAAACATAGTTGCTCAAACAATTAACGGCTCCCCTAATGTTGTTCGACCATTGTCATTACCGAGAGCAGCCTACAATGAAACAGAAGATGCTATTGTTGAAGCAGACAAGCTAAAGCTTAACGGTAGTCCTTCTCAAATGAAACTAAAGCTGGCTGAAGAAGTATTAACAATACCAACTCGCAAAGATGGAAAAGGACTGTTAGAAAGCACAGTAGCTCGTAATCAGAAAATAAAGGAAGATAGACAACTACTGCGTGACTACAACAAGATTGTTAGTGATATTGATACTCCTATCAAAGAGCGCAGGAAGACAGCATACCTAACCTATAACATAATCAAATCTTTAACTAATGAAATGCTAGGCAGCGCTGAGTCTGTGTCAACAAAGAAGGGGTTGGGCCACAGCTATCAATCAAACTTGGTTGCTTTTTCTGATCAGATATCTGCATCAAATATTGGTGATGTTATTACTGTTCTTAAAGACATGGGTGCTGTGCAGAAAGCTAAAGCTTTGGAAGATGTTAGAGTTAAATTGAAAGACTTGTCAAAGGCTTCGACAAAGCAAGGAGTGGCTATGGCTGACAAGCCCATTATCAAATCTCTTAACACAGCAAGAGAAGCTACACGAAAGCTAGCCAGAGGCGGCTTCATTACAAAGCGCTGAAGCACCAACTAAGAGGCCCCTTTCGGGGCCTTCTTTTATTGCTTCTTAATTTGACTTAAGTTGTCAAAATAGGCAGCGTCAAATCCTCGCTGCCACTCTTGTCCTTGTACAGACGACGCATCGTACTGGTTACTAAGCCATCCTTTATAGAAAGCGTAATAGCCTTGTTGAAGTTGAATCTTCAAGGGTGGACGACGATCAACGGTTTTAACAGACATGTTCATATCTTTTCCTTTAGTTGAGAAATCTTTAAGTTGTAACAATCAGACTTTACCACATAGTTGTTAGTAGGGTCAATGGTTCCTTTATTCATAAACACAGAATCGTTTAGGTAAGCAAGCTTATTATAAACACCTAAGTACCAACCAACAGTGAAGTCGTTCTTAACCCTAACAAAACAGTAGTAGTCACAGGCTTGCTTTGTATTTAAGTTAGCAACACTACATTCATAATGTGGCAGAGGAACAGCACTGGTTTGTTTAGTCTTCACATCCACAGTGGTTCCGTTTGCTAGCACCAAGTCATAGTCGTATGTGTTTTGTAACACACCACCAAGAACTTGATGGGCAATGTCTTCTCCTATAAAGCCAGCGATGTTGCCAGCCCCGCTGGTGATGCTGTTGTAAAGCTTTCCCAACGAGGCTGCTTTATCACGAGCATTGATAAGCATATCTGCCGTGATAACTATTTCAATCATTGCTTAAACACCGCAGCTTCCACCCTTGCCTGAGATGTCACAGATGTCTAGCTCTTCATAGACAACATCTTTATGCCTGATAGCTTCTTCGTAAGGCACTGCAGTGAGGGGTTGACCACCACGACTACCGTCAGGATAGCAAGTAAACCCACGCAGACGAGTAGCATACTTAGCCAGCACCGACGCAAACGTTTTAACTTCTCCTTCGTTGTTGTGCTTAGTTCCCCACGAAGGCAGGTTAATGGTGGATGAAATAGACATGTCAACATAGTCTTGAATGTCTGCCTGAAACTTGATACGCTGCTCATAGTTTTCGCTAAGGTCTAGAGCACTCTCGATAGCTTCTGGCTTAACACCGTACTGCTGGATGAGAAGATCGGCTGTACCATCTACAACATATTGATACTTCCATTTGGTTCCTTCAGTGAGGAATCGGCGCTTGTAAGCAACAGCAAACAATGGCTCAATGCCTGTAGTGGTGCCTGCCAAAATACCGATGCTGCCTGTAGGAGCAATGGCACGGTATGCTACAGGATGGCTAATGAAGAACCTATCGCAATGTTCGTCAGCAGCGCGTTTGCTCTCATCGCGGTACACCGACAGCCACTTGTGTAGCTCTGGTGTCACTTCGTACTTGTAACCCTTCTTCAGCAGCCACTCATGAATGCCCATTAAACCAAGGCCAAGACGTCGGTTCTTCTCCCTGACCTTATACACCTTCTCATAAGGCAGATCAGCCCTCAGCGTACCACACACCAAGAACTTAGAGCCAAGTTCAACCACTTGTTTAAACTCTTCGATGCTGGTAATGCGACCCATGTTGATGCTGCCCAAGTTGCACACATCACTATCATCCTCTGACGTCACTTCAGTGCAGGCGTTACGCAGGGTTTCGTTCTGCTTAGCCCCGAAGTTAAAGCTGAAGCCGGGTTCTGCAGTCTCCATTGCCTGACGAACGTTCTGCATAAACACAGGGTTGTTCTCAAGGCCACCAACTAGAGAAGAATCGTCGTAATTAACGCTGATGTTGGTCATGTCTAGTGGGGCAGAAGCATTGAAGTCTTTGAGCTTCATTGCTTTAATATCGTCGTTCCAGTTCTTGATGTATAGAAACTTCTGCACATCTTCGTGTTGCCAATTCAAGCTGGCGTAGATGGCAGAGCGACGACTACCACCCTGCATTACGTTACGACCAATCTCATTGATGGCAGACATAAGAGGAATGGGACCAGAGGCAGTGCCGCCTGTACGCGATAGGGCTTTGCCAGCGGGTCGCAGGCGAGAGTAGTCAATGCCAATGCCACCACCTGTCATCAAGCACGACATAGCCCTCCATGTTACGTTGCTCCACTCTTCGCGGGTATCTTCCTCAGCACGAAGCAAGAAGCAGTTGTTGTAGGCTTTGAATGGACGACCAGCGTAGTAAAGATAACGACCACCGGGAATGAACTTCATTTCCTTAATCAAGTTGGTCAGTTGCTTACGATCTTCCGTTGACATAAGAACCGACATCGTACCATTACGACTACCGCACACATCCTCTACAAGACGCTCAGCCAGCTTTGCCCATGTATCTCCGGGGCCTTGAGCATATTTGAAACGAAACACATTCTCTGCAAAGCTATTACGAAATTCACTCATTACATTTTCCTTAGTTGATTAAAAAAGGAGCGCACAGGCTCCTTGAAGGGAGAGCAGTTATACTACTTATTCATTAGAATAAATCCTTTCGTAGTTCTTTAACTTTTGCTGTAGTGTAGTGGCTTAGGGTTTTGAAATTAATTGTTGGGTTCTTAAATTCTTTAACCATCGTCCAAGCATCTTCTCTAATTAAGTCGTAGAAGACTGTGCCAATTAGTTGAGGAATATTTTTGCTAGACCAAACACCATCGTTGCTAGTAATAATCTTTGCAACCACCTTATCAACTAGTGATTCAGTTACAAGTTTGTTAACAATCTTTTCTTCAACAATTTCACAACCAATTAAAGGCGCTCCCATTTCTTTATGGTGCTTGTCTTTGAATTCGTTAGTGACTAGCTTAGCCCATGTAACCCTGCCATACCTATTCACGTAGTCATAGTTCTTAATGACAATGCCCTCACCAACACCTTCACCGTCTTTAATCAACACCGTATTCTTCTCAAGGCATTGTGTAAAAACATTAATGTCGCCGTTTTTAATGATGGCAATGGGAGCTAGGTAGTTAAGACCATACGCTTTAAGTCTTTCTTCATACTCAGTGAAAGGAATGAACTGTCTGGTGAGTTTATTAAACACATCAAACACATAGAACTTTCGCCAAGCAGTGTCAACATAAGTCCTCACCGTATGCGGCACAAGCCATTCACCGTACAGGATGTGATAGGGATACTCAAGCAGATATGAACCAACTTGTTTATCCTGCAGCATAGCAGCATAGAAGCCAGCATTATCTGAGTCAAGGCTTAGCTCACGGTTACGACTACCTGCTTTGATTGAGTAGTCTTCATCCGCCCATACGCTGGCGTTAGTTCCATCAAGTTTGGGAAACACATAGGCTGTCCCTACCTCAATGGCTTCTACTTCAGTGGTGCCAAACCGTTCAAGGTGTGGGTATTTTAAGAGGCTCATTTCTTTTTCCTCATCAGTTTTTCTTCTGCCGTCTTTTCTTTATGGCAGGGTTTGCACAAAATTTGTAGGTTATTCAGTTCGCAAAACAAATTGTCTATATAGACATCCCAGCTTAAGAAACCTTTTACGGGGTCTACCACTGGAGCTATATGATCAACCTGAACATCAGCAGCTACAAAATGTTTATTACAGCTAACGCATTTATAATGCATAGCAATCTTTCCAGTTTTGTTATTAGTCTTACGACCAACAAAAGCTTCCTTCAGTGCTTTAAACTTCACAGGCCACCTACGAGAAGCAGCCCTTAGTGACGATGTTACAAAGCTTCTGAATCTAGCCTCTGTCCATTCACCACCGTTTCTCATTAAAGCAAATGTTGTTGTACAGACTTGTCGCTATAGACAACGGAGATAACATCAAGTCGATCAAGACCATATTGCAAATGAGCAACAACAGCGTCTAGAAAATCATAAGGGCTTTCATAATCTTTTTCAACACCGTCGAACTCAGCAGCAATAGTTACGTTTACTGTAATCATTTAATTCCGTCCTTATCAAAGGCAAGAAGAAACAACATGCAGCACATGGCGTGAGCAAGATGATTCATGTCAGTCTCGCTGTCGTTTTTCTCACCAGCAGCATATGCAGTAAAGTGGCGAAAGCCTGCGTCGATGTATCGCTGACGAGCATTAGGAACAATCTTCCAATTGTCTGGAGAATATTTCTTTGCACCGTATGTCAATACATCAACAACTTCAGTGAGCGCATCCCAAGGCATCAAACTCCACTGAGGTTTTCCCCCGTCGTACTTGACACCAGTTCCATCAGCCTGATTAATCTTATTAATGTATTCGTGAAGAAACTGTTGTTCACTTATGAAAGGAGAATCAGGCATCACTGAACACCTCCAACCGTTTTAGTATCTGCACTCAGAGAATGGTTTTTGTCATAAACGTTTATTGGAATAACAATGGCTTCTTCCGTGTTGCCAAAAGATTCTTCGCAATGCTTTGCTGCTTTTTCCATAAGATCATGATCTGTCTCAAGCAATTTAGTACAAGCAGCAGTCATCATCGCAGACGAAATTAGTTTACCAACATCATCTTCTGATAATGTTAATGGACCAACAGCACTGATAGCAATGCTGTAGTTGCCGTCCCATTTACCCTGATCAACGTCAATAGGGCGAAAGATAATCATCACATCGTTTGGTTTAATTTCAATTTCCATTATCAATCCTTAATGTAGGTGGAACCCACCATTCGTCATTATATCTTCTAAGCCAAAGCAGTCTAGCGTTTTCAAGAACCCTGTCAGCATTACCTTCATAAGCATCTAAACAAACTTGCCACATTGCCAACTCATCGTTATCAGTTTCTGCTAGCAGCTTTCCAGCTTTTGCTGGGCCGATACCATAGATTCCTTTAATGTTGTCAGCGTCATCGCCTGTCAGTATTTGCTTATAGAACGATAGCAACCCTTCTTCTTCAGTGACATAGTATCCAATGTCTTTGATAGGGTTGTAGTGCCAGCCCGGTATCTGATCAAAGTCTTTGTCAACACTAACCATGATGCAGTTGCCTGCACCAAGCTTTGTTGCTTCAGTGGCAATGGCATCGTCTGCTTCAATTCCCTGAACATTGATAGCGTTCCATTCCTTCAACAACCAATCACGCATAGCTTGATGGTGTTCTGGTTTAGGCGCTGTTCTGTTTCCTTTATACGGAGCAGTTATTGCAAGCTGTTCTCGAAAGTTTCCTTTGCCAGTGATGTAGAGTTTCCAATCATCAACAAAGCAATCTGTGTACGTTCGATCTACTTTAAGTGCAAGGATGTCAATGATGTAGCTGCTAAGTCTGAGCCTAGCAGCGTTAACCTTTTCATCCTTGCAAGCAAAGGCAATGCGGTAAGCCAGTATGTCGGCGTCCAGCAATGCAATCATCAGTCAGCAACAGGTTCCAACGGCGCAAGCTCAGCTTGTGCAGCTTTGATTTGTGGATCAGCTTGTTGCTGCAGCAAAGCAATCACACTGGCTGAGGCTTCATAAGGCAGTTTGCTTAAAGCAGCCACAACAATGTTAGCTTGATCCAGCGACAGGGTAAAAGTAAGTTTAAGTTCGTTCATTTTAAAGAGCCTCGTCTTCGTTAATATCACCACCACCAACACCACCAACGTATTCAATTAAATCGGTGATGATCAACTTGCCAATGGAAGGGCTAGTACCTTTCTTGTTTTTATAAGTCCAAGCGTAAGAACCAATCATGGCTTTGGCAAGACTGCCATTACCAATCTCCTCTGTAATTTCGTCACCGTCGGTATCGAAAATACGGATTGGATTCTGTGACTTACAAGTGATATACATTCCTTTTTCTGGATGTTTATCATTTGATTGAACACTGATTCCCATTTCTTCCAAAGCAGTTACAGCAGCTTCAGACAAGTTGCAAAGATCAACTGTGTATTTACCAGCCATCTCATTCAGCTTGTTATGGAAGCACCAGTAGATG